GTTGGCATTGGAGTTAATATGATAAGACCCGCCGGCGCTAAAATTACAGGTAATGGAACATCAGATGGAGTTGTCCCTTTTTGCAAGATCTATGACTCAACTATACTCGCAACCAATCAAGGATCAGTACGTAGAGGGGCTGCATCCGTTAATATCAATATCGAACACTCTGATTTTAATGAATGGTTGGAAATCAGAGAACCTAAAGGAGACGTCAATAGACAATCTCTTAACTTACATCAGTGTGTTGTCATTGGTGATAAGTTTATGCGAAAACTTGAAAGCGGTGACGCTGAAGCAAGAAGTAAGTGGGGACGATTACTCCAAAAACGAAAAGCTACTGGCGAACCGTATATTCTCTTTAAAGGAAATACAAACAAGGCTAATCCAACTGCTTATAAAGCGAACGGATTAAAAGTACATATGACAAACATTTGCAGTGAGATTGTATTGCATACAGATGAATCTCATAGTTTTGTTTGTTGTTTATCTTCTTTAAATCTTGCTAAATATGATGAATGGAAGAATACTAATTTAGTGTATGATTCTGTTTGGTTTTTAGACGGTGTTTTAGAAGAGTTTATACAGAAAGCTAAAAATATGCGGGGCTTTGAAAACTCTGTGCGTTCTGCTGAAAAAGGTAGAGCTCTCGGCCTTGGTGTATTAGGATGGCATACATTATTACAGCAAAATGGAATAGCATTTGAAGGCTTATTAGCACAATTTAAAACACGTGAAATTTTTAGTAAAATTAAAATTGAATCTGAAAGAGCTTCGCGAAAGCTTGCAGAAATATATGGGGAGCCGCTCTGGTGTGTGGGCACTGGTATGCGCAACACTCATCTTCGGGCTTTGGCCCCTACAGTCTCTAACAGCAAGCTTAGTGGCAACGTATCTGCTGGAATTGAGCCTTGGGCTGCTAACGTATTTACTGAGCAAAGTGCAAAAGGAACATTTATAAGAAAGAATAATGAACTTAAAAAAATACTTAGGAAAATTGGTATTGATACCAAAGAAACTTGGGATAAAATTCTGCAAGACGGTGGATCCGTTCAAGGAATTAAAAAACTCGATGGATGGTTTTACGACCACCTTGGAAGATTAAATGAAGAGGAAGGTGAGCCTGTGAAGAATGTATTTAAAACATTTAAAGAAATAAACCAATTAGAATTGGTTAATCAAGCAGGCATTAGACAAGACTATATAGATCAGTCTGTAAGTTTGAATTTAGCATTTCCATCTGTAGCTGAACCTAAGTGGATTAATAAAGTCCATATGGAAGCATGGAAACGCGGTATTAAAACTTTATATTATATGAGAACTGAATCCGTATTGAGAGGTGATATTGCTGCTAAAGCAATGGATCCAGATTGTTTATCTTGTGACGGGTAAAAAATTAAGGGGCTTTGCGGCCCCTTTTTTTATTTCTTTTTGTCTTTCTGTAAGTATTCAAGATCTTTCATAAAGTCTCTCATTTCTAACTTTATTTCTTGAAAGTCTGCTTCCAGCTTACGTTGCGCTGGCCAAGTATATTGTTGTTCATTTTCTTTTAACTTTTTTGAAGCTGTTTCTAATGCTTCAATTTTAGCGCTTAATGTATAATAGGATCCTATAATAGAACCAAATAAAGATGCTATCATAACTATCTGGGCAATTGAGATACTAAAATCTGCTTTCCCGTCACCATTGATATCAATTTTTGCCATGCTTATTTTTTTAATCGTTTATAAATACCGATTGAAGTATATATAATTGATAATATAAGAACACTAATTTTTAATATAAGTTCTACGTCTGTTATGCTAAATAATAAAGCTCCAATGTTTATTGCGTATATTTTCAAATCACTCATTTTAGTATTTGCAAGATTTTTTCATAGTAACCGGACTTACTCTGCGCGGTTTACCAGCTGGTTGACCAATTGATTTTTTTTCTTTAATTTTTCTTGCTTTTTCAGAAGCAGACATTTCACTTATTGTTTTAGGCGTTTTGCCAGATATTCTTTTTTTAGGACGGCAATATGGTACTCCACGGTCTTCATCTTTACTTCGGCCGCAAGGTTTGCCTGTACGGACATCAGTCCATTCTTCTTTAAACCAACGTTTAAGTGATGCACCTTTTTCAGTTTTACGTACAGCCATTATCCTATATTACCTTTTTTCTTTCTACACTTTGCAATATAACCTGATGCATAAGCGGATGGGAATACTCTGTATTTTGCTTTAGCTTTACGATAACACGCATCCTTAAGCAATAAAGGTGTAGATGTTTTTGTTGTTATTGGGTTATATTTCATCTTGTATTTCTTGATTTTCTTGATCCTCTTGATTTAGATGTTTTGTATATAGTTGACGGTTTTTTAGTTTGTTTTTCAATCATATTTAGATCCCATTCAGACCATCCTAATGATAGAGCTATTGATTGCCATAATTCAGTTTCAGGTTTCATAGCAGTATAAATATGATCTGCTTTTTGTACAATTCTATCAACAGGTATATTTGCTACAGCAGATATTACTTGCCCACCTGCTAAAAATGCTGGATTTTCTAAACTAAATCCTTCAGTGAATACTTTTTCTTTTGATTGCTTGTAAGTAAAAGTTTTACCAGCTGATATTAATTTACGTAATTTAGAATTTACAGGAGGTGAAATTGTAGTTGCCGCAATTGCTGCTTGTGTATAATCAGGACGACTTGATTTAGCCTGATCAATTATTTCCATTATTACATTCTTTGCTGTTGATGCAACTGCGCCATAAATACCAGCTCCACGCAAAAATGTATCAAGCATTGAGTTCCCAACTCTAAAATATCTTTCTTTTTCTTTTTCATCTTCTTCATCAGAAAACAATAAAGCAAACATTCCTTGTTGCAAAGCAGAGAATATAATATTCTGTATTACGCCATAATACATAATCTTACTAACATTTGTCTTCCAATCGCCTCTTCCATTAATTAAATCTAGTGCAGCCTTCTTTTGTATGCGAGCATATTGCATTGGTGTATTACCCCAAGCTAGAATAGTTCTGCCTAAAGAACTAGCTTGCTGCATTGAAATTCTATCGGGTCTTGCAGATTGTTGTGATTCTTCAGCTGTTTCTTGAAAATCTTCAAATGCTTTCTTTTGTGCTTCTTCTTGTGTTAATCCTTCTTTTAAATATTTTTTTATTCTATTTCGATAAAATGTTGCACCACCAGAAGCAATAGCAAATGAGTCAGCGATTTGTGTTGGTGTAAATCCAAATTTAAGTATTGCACTTAATGCTGCTTTAGCTTTATTTCTTGAAGTAGCCGCTGCACTAGCAATTTCATCAGCATTAATATCTATTTGTAATCCGGATCTTCTTTGCTTTAAAAAGTCAGAGTTAAATAATTCAGAAAAGTCAGTCCAATATTGTTTTTGATTAGCAAAAGCCGCGGCTGCATTAATTGGATTATTGTCTGTAAAATTAATAAAGTTAATTGCTGATATAGTTTGTAGTAATGCAGAACGAGAGTTAAAGAACATTACAGTTCCAACAGAATTATTTATCCAATCTTGAAATGCTCTTTCTTTTTTAGTAATACCAACTCTTCTGTTTCTGCCATTCCACATTCTATAAAGCATGTCATCTAATGATTCTATATAGCTATTGCCATATAATGCTTTAAGTTTGTTTTTATTTTTATCAGAAAATATTATATCAATATTATCTTTCCATGGTTGTAAATATTCTTTTCTTTTTACATCATTAATATAAGAAACAAGATCAGTTGTAATATCACCAGCTGTCCAATTTGTTGTAGGATCAGGATACCCATCAACATTTAAAGCCATTAATTTATCTGCAAAAGCTTTTAATGCTGGATTGTTTCGAATATATTTTAAATTATCATTTAAATCAGATTTACTCATACCCATTTCTTTTGATGTCATATCAGCGCCTTGAGTATGCCAAATATATACACGTACAGAATCTTGATTTCTAAATCCGGTTTCATTTTGTTTATTTAAACCAGCAGGAACATCTTTTTTAATTTGCGCTTTTAAATCCGCCCAATCTCTAAGTGCTCTTTGTTTAGCGGCTTCATATTGTTGAATACCACGAGAAAATGGTTTAAGTAAATTTTCTTTATACCATTCCATTTGAGCGTCACCGGATTTGCCTTTAGCTAAAGTTGTGTATAGCAAACCTACAAAATCATCAGCATCATAAGGTACAAAAAATTTAAATTTGCCTTTACCTCTTCCTAAAAGCTCTGCTTTAACAGGTGAATATTCTTTATAAAATTCAACACCTGTAGATTCTTGTAATATTTTATTAAATTCAGTATCTAATGATTTAGAGGCTTTTACGGCTTGTGACCTGTATTTTATGTCATACGCAGACAATGTTTTAGCCACGGCTTGTACATTTTTTAAAGCATCATCAGCAAAATACACATCATTATATCCTAAATTCAATTTAGAAGCAATCCAGTCAGCTTTTGCTTGTGGTGAACCGTTTCCTAAACCAATTATATTTTCTAGTCTAAATGGCAATCCTAAACCCTCTAAAAAAGGTTGTATTGCATATTTAGCTTCAGCTGGCCTTGCGGTTAATATAAATAAATCTTCATCACCTCTTTTATCTAATATAGCTTTTGCTACATCAAACATTGGTCCTTTTTGTCCTTCAATAACTTTTGAAAATTCAGAAAAATCAAATTCAGCGCCTTGCTGCAGTAAATCATCACCTTGTTTTGCAAATTGTTCAGCATTTAATTTTCCTTTAGTACCATTAGGCATAGTATATAATACATTAGATTTAGATTTTGCCAATGTATCATCAAAATCAAATACTCTTAATTTTTTATTTAACGATTTAGAAGGTTTTACTATTAAATTTTCTGTTAATAAATCTTCTAATTCTAATTTAGGTAAATTTTCATTTTCAAAAATTTCAATAACTTCTTTTTGATTATATCTTATTACATTTGTACTTCTACCTTTTATTAAATCTCCATTTGTATCTCTTGGGCCATTACTTTTAAAACCAGTAGAATTTACAATTTTATCATAAGATTTAGGTATTATAGCTACTCTAAATCCTTGCATAATATCATTAAATGTAAATTTATAATCTTTTATAGTTATATATTTAGCTAAATCGGTTAAAGTATCAGATGCTGTTTGTGTGTGCTCATATCTATAATCCCCATCTTTTAATCCATCAATTTTAAATTGAAGACCTGGATAAGCTGCAGTCCTAATTAAAGCATTTATACTAGAATTAAATGTAGCTAAAATCATACCTACATCATTTTTTGTAATTTGATTATTTGTGTATAATTCTTTTATAGAGTCTATAATTTTTTCTAATCCTTCTCTTTGTGTTCGAGCAAAATACAATCTATTTTCTAATTGTTTTCCTTCAAATTTTCCACTAGTAAATCCTTTTGGAGTTTGCTTAGGAACTGCTAATATTGGTATTTCTTCCCCATTTATATTAACAAATCTTTTTCGTTTTTTATATTCTACACTATTAAATATTTTTTTAGCTTCTTCAAAAAAATCCGCTCTTCCAATAAATAAAAATTGATTTGTTCTAAAAGAATTTTTATCATTTGGATCTTCTAATTCTTTTACAATTAATTTATTTATATCTTTTTCTGGTATAAATTTTCCACCAATACTACCCCATCCCCCTTGTACAGTAGGCAATAAATATTGAACCGCTTTTTCAGGTCCTAATATTTTTGCTAATTCAAGCATTGCTTTTCTAGCAGATAATACCTGGCTTTTATTTTTAAAATCTATAGCTCCTGCAGGAAGATTTAATGCTGTTCTAGCTTTGCTAAATTTAAAATTAATAGGTCTGCCAATTATGCTACTTACCTTGTCTACAAAATTATCTGTTAATTCAATTCCTTGTAATTCTGCAATATCCATTGCTTTTTGCATAATAGCCGGATCAGATAATACTTCCATTGTAGCGTCTAAACCAAGTGCTTCTGACAACGCTTCCGCTAAAGCAGTTTTTCTAGTACCTTGAGTTGATCTTCCAACTTCACTTCCTAAAAAATATTTAATCCATTCAGCTTTACTTATTTTCTTTTTAGTAAATACTTTATTACCTTCTGCTGTTTTTTCTCTAACCTGTTTACCATCTTTCATAACAGGTTCTGCAAATTCAGCAAGCCTTTTATTTATTATAGATTGCGGTAATGCATCATATATAGCTTCAAAATTATTAGAAAGGAAAGATCTGTAATCTTCTGTTCTTCCCATTAATTTTGCAATTGGCTTTTTGAGTTCTGTTCTAAAACTTTTTTCTAATTCAATTTTAAATGCTTTTTCTGTAACGCTAGGTAATTTTGTTCCAAAAGTTTTTCTTACCGCATCAAAAACAACTGGTTTAATTTCATCACCAATATTCATTTTTTTGCGTAAACTTTGTAATTTTTCAGATGGTTTTTCTATAACATCTTCTGTAATTTCTTCTGTAGTTGTATCTGTAATACCTTTAGCTTCAGTTACATCTAATTTAAAATCAGTATCTAATATACGATTAGCAGCTTCAATAGATCTATTTGCTAATTGTCCTTGTATATATGTATTAAGCGTAGCTCCTTTAGATGGGTCATAAGCATTAATAAGGTCTAATAAGCCGCGTTTCCCAATTTCAATTTCGCTTTGAAGTAATTCAAAGTCAAAACCAGGAACATTTTTATATTTATTAGTTAATTTAGAGGTAAGTGGTTTATAAGCTTGTATAATATCAAAAGCGCCATCTTTTCCTTTTTCATCAAATACTTTTTGTATTTGATCCCCTGATATTGATTCTTTTGATTGTTGTATTTCTTGTTGTACAGCTTGAGGTATTTTTGAAGATTTTAAATCTACTCCTAATTGCTTAAATTTAAATTCAGATATATTTTTTTGATAATTTCGTATAAAATTAAATACATCTTTACCTGTTTCTAATTTAACAGAGCCAAATCCTAAACCATTTAAAAATCTGGTAGTTGAATTTTTAATTTTATCTGCTACAGGCTCATTAACAATAATTTTTTCTTTAGAAATAAGATCAGAAAAAATATTAAAATATTCTTCTAATGCTCCGCTTCTTATATTCCCATCATCATCCGTATAGTTTATATCAATACGTTCTTGTATTCTTTGATATATTTCAGGTTGAGTTTCTTTTAAATAATCTTTAAAACTATCTACTAAAGGCTGCATAGAAGCATTATCTGTAGCAAATTTTTGAGCTATCATATAATGTAATAACTCGTGGCCTATAACATTAGTCTGTTCAGTTTTAAGAGCAATAGGTTTATTTATAGTTACTGTATTCGTATTTGGATCAAAACGAGCATCAAAATCTGCTTGAATATCAGATATATATTCAAATTTTACATTTTTTACTTCTTGCTTCGCTTTTTGAAAAGCTTCTTCAATGCGCTCTGTATTTTTTAAAGTCTTACTAATATTTTTTTCAATATCCGCATCAAATATTTCTTTTCCTACTAATATTTCATTTTGCTTATTAGCTTCATTAAAATCTTTTTTAGCTATTTCTTGAGCGGCTAAAGTATATTTAGAATTTCCAATTTGAGCTATAGATTCTGCTGATTTATTTAAATTATTTGCATATTGCTTTTTTTCCTTTTTAGTTAAATTATCAAAAGAATCTTGCAATTGCTGTTTTTTCATTTTAATAAGAGATTCAATTTTTTGAACTCTTTTTTGAAATTTTTCTTTTCTATTTTCAGGAGCATTATTTAAATCAAATTTTGCTTCTTCAAGCCTTCTATTTTGCTTAGACAACTCTATATTCCATTGTTTTGGAGCAAGGAATTCTAATGCTTGTTGTTTTGATGCAATAGAATTAAACGCTCCTAAACTACCAACAGGAGAACCTAAAGCTAAACCTATTAACCCTTCGTTTATCGCTTGTCTATTTGCAGACTTAAATTCAAAAGGGTCATTATATACAGCGCTATCAACAATAGCACTACCCATTGAAGCAGACCATTCTTCAATAAAATTAGTAATACCCCCCCTAGTTAATCCTATTCCAGCATCAGCTACTTTACCTAAATATGTTTTAGTATAAATATCAACAGCTTCTTTATAAGCATTAGTACCTACCCCTAATTTTTTACCAATACCTAAAATCCCTCTTTGCATACCTCCGCCAATCATATTAGTGAAAAATTCCACTCCCCCCTTAGCGGCAGATGCCCCGTATATTTCTTCTAAAGTAGCTTCTGGTCTTTCTTTCAAAGCTCTTTGTACTTCTTGCCCTGTAACTGAAGACCCTATTAATGCACTACCATAAACAGGGCTCGCAATACTTAAAGCTAAATAAGGTGCGGCACTAAAGCCTTCGTTAAAAGCTAATTCAGCTGCATCTATATAATTTCCTTGCTCTATTAAAGAAAATGTATCTTGCTCATTCCCTTCTTTATCATATTTTTTTATAGTATATTGCCTAAGTAAATTACTTACATTTTCAAATACTTCATAATTTTCAATGCTAGCATCAACCTCAGCCCTTAATGTTGTATCATATCCCAAAGATTTTCCAATTGCATAATTAACAGGGGCTACACCATATTTATCAATTAAATTCATAAAACCACCTAAAATATCAATTGTAGTGGCCGCAATTCCTGCAGACATAGAAATAGCTGTTTTTGGAATATTAGTAGTAGCAGCTATATTTTTTATACGAATATCTCTATTTCTAGCTTCCGCTATTTTTGTTTTATCTTTTCCTGTTACTACAACTTCTTTTAATTCAATTGGTTGGAATTCGCCATCCCCAGCTTGTCTTAATTCTATTTGGCCTTCTTCTGTTATTATTGATTTTTTTTGTTGAAATTCTTTAAAAGGTTCAATTTCTGTATATTCCAATGAACCATTTTCCGGCTTGGAATCCATAACGGGTGCTGCAGTTTTCTCCACAACCGCACCCGGTGTTGTGGGAGTTGACTTTCCCAATTCTATGGGCTTTCTTTTATCAATTAAGCCATCTTTTTCTGCTTTTTTAATATAAGAATCAATATCCATATTGGATTCTTTTGCTGATTCTTCTACTTGCTCTAAAGTAATAGGCATTCCGTTAAATTCAAACATATTTTTTTTATTTAATTATATCTTGGTAAAAGACTAGGAAGAAAAGCTTTTTGTATTTGATTTAATTGTTCGTCTGTTAAAGGATAGTTATTAATATTATAAATTAAATCAACATCATTTTTATAATCGTATGATGCAATATATTTTGCAAGTGCAGCAATACCCTCTTTTGTTTTTAAATCAAATTGTGAATTTATTACTTTATTATTATCTTTATCAAGATTATAAAAAGTAATTTTATTATTTTTAACTTCAGTTTTATCAGGCATACCGCTTTTTTCAATAGCTTTTATTGGGTCAGATATTATAGAAGTTATTGTTTGATCAGCAATTTCTTTATTACGCTGTCTTTTTTTATCAGCCTCTGTTCCTGTATCAAATTTATCCGCATAATCTCGTCTATAGTCTTCATAAGATTCTGTAGCCGCCTTTTTTAATTGACTTTTAACCCATAAATTTAAATCTTCAGGTTCTCCGGGCACACCATCTCCTTTACCACCATTATCCATATCAATACTACCTTTAAATTTAGCAATATCTATATTACCATTTTTATCTTTAAAATCTGATATAGTAACAAATTCAGGCATTTCTTTTCCTAAATAATCAAATGCAATTGACAAAGCTTGTTCCGGAGTAAAATTTAAACTAGAAATAGCAGCATCAATATCTTTATTAAAACTATCTAAAGATTTTCCCTTACTTGCGGCTTTATCTGCAGCAGCATTAACGGTTGTAAAAGCAGCTGTAAAAGCTTCAGTGTCTACAGGAATATATGTTGGGTTAGCTAATTCATCAAATGGTATTTTTGCCTCAATTGTTTTCCCGTCTTCAGATTTTATAATAGCATTATTTTCAGCATCAAGTTCAAATTCTCCTTTAGCAATTTTATTTGTAATATTAATATCTTTAGAAGAATTAATCATACTAGGCTGTGAATTAGCGTAATTTGATATTATTTCGGGATATTTATCTAATAAAGAAGCGGCATCATCAATATATTTATTTACATTTTCATCTTGCCACATTAAAGCAGCCCCTCTGTTTAATCTTCCTTGCTTTATTGCGTCCTGTAATTGCTTATAATTTTGTTTTGCTATATCGCCCATGGCAATAACTCTATTTTTAATAGCAGGCGGCGCAAAATCAATTTTTTTAGAAGTTTTAGCCATATTTTTTTGAACCGCATATAAAACATCATCTCTTTGCTCTAATGCTTTTTTAAATGCTTCTGCCTCTAATTTTCTTTTTTCAAATCTAAGCTCTTGTTGTTTTAATTGCTTAGCTTGTTGTCTTTCAAAAGCCATTTGTCCTTTTTCAATAGCAGGCGTAATACTTACATATTGTTCTGCACTTGCAGCTCCTACTTTTTGTGCTAAGCTTGGATTATAATATCTTGATGCCATAATTAAAAATTCTTTTTAGCCATTTGCCCAAACAATTTAGCGTATTGATTTCCACTATTTTGATCTTCACCACCAAAACCTGGAACGCCCTTAGCCCCAAGAAATGCAGCTCCGCCGGCCCCTACAGCCTCAGAAACTCCACCGATCAAATCTTGTTTAGCCTGTTGTCTTGCATAATCAGTTCTTAATTTTTCTTCAGCTGACATACCAAGCAATGTTTCTGTTCTTCCTAATTCAAATTCTTGCTGTTGAGCAGCGCCTGCAGCTTCCAGCTGTTGTAACCTAGATGCTTCTCTTGCTTTCATCATTTCTATTTCTTTTTCTTGCTGGCTAATACTAGCAGATGCAGCTTGTAAATTTGATGCTTGTTGTTTTGCTAAAGCTTGAGCCAATGCTGCAGCACCCATTCCTCCTCCTCCACTTTTTAACGCTTCTAATGTTTGAGCTAAACCTTGTTGCTCTTGTTGTGCTTGAAAATCTGCTGCTGCAGTTGATACTTTTAAATCTTCAAAAGTATTTTCTAAATTAGCATAAGGATTGGTAAATTGAAAACTTTCATAAGCTTGTTTTCTTTGTCCTAATTCTAAATTAGCCGCTTCTTGTGCTCTTTTCCTTTTTCCAGAGCCAAGCATAGAGCCAACAGATTTAATTATGCCAGGAGCCGCTGCAATAGCCGCTATAGCTAATGGTGCAATTGCTTTATGCACATTAGGATCATTTGTTCCAAATAAAAAATCAATTAATATATTCATCTTAATTACTGCTTAAAAATACTTCTGAACTAACTGCAAATATTTCAGCTTCAGAAGTTGATTCGTTCTTAAATTCTACTTCGGCATAATAACCTATTAAGCCAGATGTGTTTATTTGACTGTCTTTACCAAAAAATATAAAAGATGTTGGTAATAAGCCAGTTGCATCACCGTCAATAGTACATACAATAGAGCCGGTATTTATTTCATCAACAGGGCCTATTCTTTTTACAGTTCCGTTGTCATTATAATAAATAATATCACCAATCTGCAAAGATGCGTTTTTATTAAAACTAGTATTTAGTGTTATTTGACTCATATTGTTATTATTACATTTTAATCAAGCATGTTAAAAGTTTTTTACTCTATTGTAATAAGAATCCTGAAATTTGTAGTGTAAATTTATCTTTCATGCCCGCATTAGCAGATAAATGCAATGGTTTTGAATCCCATATATACCCATCGCCAGCCTTCCAGTTGTCAGATGTTTTCCAAATATTATCTTCTTCTGATTTATATTGTAGCATATGCCCCACTTTCCAGTCTTCAAGATATATATTAGCTCTAACCTTTAATCTTTTATCATTAGGAAATTTTTTATTTATTTGATAAAAAGTATCTCTGTGTAAAGCAATGGTATTACCAGGGGGTTGTAAAATACTTGATATTGTAACAACTTCCATACCTGTTTGCTTACCTAATTCTTCAAAATCAACTTGTTTGTCTGTATACCAAAGCTGTTGTATTACAGTATTATCTTTAGTTAAAGTTTCTCCAAGTCCGTATTCTTCATGTATATCAGTAAGCTCGTGTAATTGATGTGCTAAACATGTTCCTTTATGTATTGAGTAGTCTTGCATTGGAGGTAAAAAGTAACTCCAATCATAATTTAATTTTATTTTTCTTAACATTATAATATATATTTATCGGTTATAACTTCATCTATTCCTGTATTTTTTTTCATCCATAAAGCTTCTTTGTAAGTATTTAATATTGGTTTCCCTTGAATATTAAAAGAAGTATTTAATAAAACCGGATGATATTCTAATAAATCATATATAAATTTATTTTGGTCTTTAGTTACGGTTTGTAATCTGCAAGTGCCATCTACATGCGTAATACCTGGAAAACTTTTATCTATAACTTTAACGTTATGTGTCATCCATTTATGTTTACCAAAAGTTTTAAAATACTTATAAGCCTCTTCTTCTCTGCAAATAGCAGCAAATGGCCTAAACCATTCTCTGCGCTTAACTTCCGAATTAAGTCTTTCTTTTACACCAGCTTTTGGGGCACATAATATAGATCTGTTGCCTAAAGCCCTTGCACTATATTCTGCTCTGCCTTGTATAATACCAATTATTTTATCATTAGATAACATATCTGATATTTCTTTTATAGATATATTTTTTGCTTCTGGCATATTATCATAAGGCTCAGAGCCTAAATATGCACTATCTATTGGATTTTGTGGTTTAATTAAACTTAATAAACAGCCCAATGCAATACCTCTATCATCTGCATTTGGCGAAACAAAAGATTTATAAATAGAATTATTTAATATATTCATTGCCCCACCACCTGTAAATTGTAATTCTCTATTTGGATATTGAAATATAAAAGGCATTACTATATCAGCAAAGTTTTTTTCAAACATATATTGCGCTGCATATGCTAAATTTTTAGCATTATCATCAAATTGATTACAACTACAAAATATATCAGCCCAATTTTTATGAGCAACACCTACTTCATTAGTATTACTCCTATTATAAAGTTCTGTAACATATTCAAAAAGTTTATAGTCTCTTTCACCATAAGCGGACAACCCCATTATTTTTCCAGCATAGGTTAAATTTCCAACCCAATAATCTTTTTCTTTATTTATGTCATTTATATAGTGCCCTAATGCAGCATATGGTACACACAAATCTTTTTGTGATTGATGTATTAGTTGCAATGGACTTCCTTTGCTACCTAAATATATATTAAAATGCCCATTATCAGATCCGCCATCAAAAGAAATGATTAATGATTCTTGTGCTTCTGAATGGTACATTACATTATATGCATGGGCATCATGATGAGGTACATGAATAATATTTTTAGCTCTTAAATGCTTTGTTTGATCTTGTGGCCATGAGTTTATCATAGCGTAATCATATTCTTTTACATTGTATTTAGATTCAAAATAATCTAATATTTCGTTCAATACTTCTATTGGGTTTGGTATTGGATGATAATAAAAAAATGCAGCATTTTTTATTTTAACCCATCTTTCAAGTTCTATAGCCTCAAGTATTGTTCCGCCATAAGATATGACTATTGTAGAGTTATGTGAGCCGTGTACTCCTAAATTAAATTTTTCCATAATATAATTCTCCCCATAAATCATGCCAGCTATAAGCCTCTACTTCCCATGGGTATTTATTGTATTGTATTTTATTTCTATTAAAATTTAAAGACTCTCTATGGTTGTCTATTTTATTATTATACCCTCTAATTATATTTATATAATCACTATAAGTAGACATTCTTGAACCAAAAAAATTATAAGCATTTGCACATATTATAGTATCTAAAACTAATTCTTTGCTTTTGCTTTCCTGTATTAAATCTTTTAAAAAAATTATATTGTATTTTTTCTTTAAAAAATTAAATAATGATAAGTCTTGTTCATCTGTGGCTATATATAAAGGCACAGAATTTCTAACTTTACCATCCAATAATTGCTCAAGATTTGAATATAAATCTTCCGTCCATTTTGTTTGTGTAAATTTAAAATCACCCCTTCTTATATGAACAGCATCATAATCACCGGGCATTAATTTATTAGCTTGTAAAAAAAACTCTTGTTTAAATTTAACACCGTTTTTTACTTTTTCTTGTATTATTTTGCGGGCTATATCATTTGGGGGATATACGTGATATCCAAAATGCCCAAATAAATTTCTAGGAAAATGTATTATTTTATCGTCAGACATTATATTATACAAAAAATCCCTATTATCGCAATTAAATTGATTAAAATGATTTATGTTTTCTATGCTATGATATATTAGTGATCTCCCAATAAAATTTTGTGGCCCCCAATTTTTATCTTCATCATTAAACATTATGCATTTTATATCTTTGCATATGCCGTCATAATTCTGCTGATCAGAAGAATATTTTATAAGTTCAGTGTCTTTATATTCTACGCATTCAAAATTATCAGTAAAAGCTTTTTTATCTAATATTTCCCAAATATCCCAAAATGTTTTTTTATCATGATGCTCAGCTAAAAATAAACAATAGCCCGGAGGAGGTAAAATAATTTTTCTTCCAGATACATATGACATAGCCCCAACCATTTCATAACACATCCTTATATTATTAAAACCACCCCACCACCAATCAAAAGAAATATATTTATTTTCTTTCATTTTTTTTACAAACAATTAATTTTCTATCAGAATAATTACCAAATTCTCGTCTATAGATAGATTTTCCATTGTCTGGTGATTCATATATGTATATTTTATCCTTGGTATGGTGCAAATGGTTCATTGTATGTATAATGTGTATATAAATTATCAAAATAAGTTCCTTGATATGGGTCTAATCTACCATGCATGCAACACCCAGATTCAAACATAATCATTTGCCCAGGTTCTACATCTACACCCCACCATTGTTTATCATGATCTTGTATATTAAGATTCCAAGGTGCATCTTTACCCATTGTAATACTTGATGCAACATGATGAGTATCTTGTCTATCAAAATGGGCCTTAAAAACAGTATTATTACTATAGCTTCTAATACCATAAACAACAGCAGGTTTTAGTTCCCTTCCGCACCATTCTTGGTGTATATCTAATAAAGCATTTTTTATAAATGCCACTTTTTCTGGATATTGATTAATATCTTGTAAAAAACTTATTTGCTTTGAATAATGTTCTTTTCCTGGATAATTTTCTTCCTGCATTTTAGATCTATCATAAAATTCGCTTAAAATGCTATACACAGCTGCCGGAACATCTACAACTTGAAAACCTTTTTCAGTCGCTCTTGTTATTGGTTGTAGCGGAGAAGGATCATATGGTATATAATCTCTTTGCTCTTTTACTAATATCATGATTTAAAATAATTTATATTTAACAATATACTTTTTGTAATACAGAGCCTGATGAGCTAACTTGTATTGCTGCACCACTGGGCCCAACATATAGCCATTGATTTCCGCCATTAAATGTTGTTGTACAAGTAGCTTCAGTATAAATAGTGTCTCCAACTTCTGGCTCTGTTCCACTTCCATTATGTCTTCTTCTTGCGCTTACATCTGTTGATGCGCAAGCAGTTGATGAATTGCTGTAAGTACTAGCGCTACCAAACCATTGGGTACAAGACGCAGCTACAGGAGCTGGAGTTGGACTTGGAGTTGGTGAAGTTGGCACTGGCACTGGCGCTGTAGGCGCAGGAACAGGTACAGGTGATGGCACTGGTGCTGTGGGTGTTGGTACAGGGCTAGGTGTTGGTGCAACTGGAGCTGGTACTGGCGATGGCACTGGTGCAACAGGTGCTACAGGGCTAGGCGCAGGCGATGGGGTTGGTGCAACAGGTGCAGGAGTAGGTGTTGGTGTTGGTGCAACTGGAGTTGGGGTTGGGGATGATTGACATTCTGAACAATTATCAAATTCTTGTACTACTGTTTGTGTAGGAGAACCATTAGCTTGATAACTGTCTATTGTATAACATATACCATTTGAGGCTTCTATTACAACACCTACACTTAAATTAGCATCATAAGCTATTTGCTGATTTGCAATTCCGCCGCTACAAAGTGCTAAATTCCAAACTGGTGTTGCTACAGGAGCAGGGACAGGTGCAACTGGTGTTGGTACAGGTGCTGGAACGGGCGTTGGTGAAGAACAAGCACTAAATGTTGAAATTGATCCGCTATTATCCACAGTTAATGCATTTCCAGATCCAGCGCTACTTACATCTTTGAAATAAGTATTATTGCCAGCATAAGGCGTTGTTAAAGTATTATTTAAATATAAAACATATCCATTGTTATGTGCATCTTGTAAAGATGACGCGTTTTGGCTTAAATATACAGTTACGGGTGTGCCAGTTCCATTACACGCATCAGTGCTTGTGCTCCATCCTTGTAAAGGATTTGTTCCAGATGAAACATTAGCGTATAATGTTAATGTATAATACGTTACTGTTGGTGCAGGTACTGGTACTGGTACTGGGGCTGGTGTTGGGGTACATCCAGATTGCCCGCTAACTATTTGAATACTGCCGCCACATAATGTACCTGGTGAGGAAGTTCCAACGGCATTATCCCAAACATAGTAGTCGCTTGTTATAGCGTCAATATAAGCTTGAGAGGATAGAACAGGTGTAATGCTTGTATAACATTGCCCTAACGCAGGGTTACATGCGTCTAATTTATAATATAATACTACTGGAGCAGGCGCTGTTGGAGCGGTTGGCTCAACAACCGGTGGAGCAGTAGGTGGAGTTGGTTCTGCAACTGGAGGAGCAGTAGGAGCTGTGGGCTCAACTACAGGAGGAGCTGTTGGCGCTGTAGGCTCAACTACAGGGGCTGGAACTGGTACAGGTACAGGACTAGGTACTACAGGCACAGGAACCGGAACTGGAACGGGTGTAGGGGTAGGCGTTGGTATGGGTGTTGGTACAGGGGTTACATCACTTGCAAATGATAATACATATTGTTTTGAATGAATATCATAAGTACCTATAATATTTTTTGGTGTTATTAATGTTTCCGATGGGGTTGGAGTTGTAGATGACAAATCAACTAATGAGCCTGAATATGATGTTATATTACCAAGACCTTGTATTGAAAAATCTTTAGAATCTATATTAGAAACGCTTTTTTGCGTACCCTGTACATTATTAAACCATTTACCTTCTTTTTCTACAAAAGTTAATACTTTACCAGATTGTTTGTCTGTTTGTATTGAATCAGCAGACCAATTTGCAGTACCTTCATATCCTAATGTTTTAAAATTTTTAACAGATGAAGGATTTTGATTATAAATAAATTTTACTTTAGAATCATATTGAGTGTTATAAAAATTATTATAATTACTTCCGCTATTATAATGTTTCCATAATTCTCCATTTTTAAATGTGTAATATTTACCATTTAATGATAGACCTGATTCAGGTACAAAACTTAATCTTGATGTCCATCCATTATTTTCTTCTCTAAATGATATAGATTCTTCTAATGTTTGTTGATTAAATTTATCTCTAAAATAGTCAGACATGCCATAATTAGAAACAACCGTTAATCCATCAAGTGATAATCTTAAAACAGCATTTCTTGCTTTATCCGTAAAATATATTTGATAACCATAATTAGCAAATGATTCTGGATTTTTAGATATACCAAATTCACCTGCAAACGGTATAGCTTGCCCTAATACTGCATTAGTAGCAGTTAGATTCACATTGCCATCAGCATTGTATAATGCATCTTTATTGGCTAATATTTTTATAATTTTATCTTCAGTAAAAGCTATAAGGTCATTATCTCTACCGTATAATTTTTGAATACTTCCGTATTCTCTATTTAATTCTTTTGTTATAGCTTCACCAGTATTAAATTCATTTAACCTGTTAACACCATTTCTTGAATTAAAAATACCAGAAAATATTAATCCACTTTTATTTGTTTTTTCTTTAAAACCGTCTTCGACTACTACAGATACTCTGACTTGATTGTCTATTGTATTTTCATTAAAATCGTCTCTTATTCTATTACTTTCTACTCCATTTCCAAAATCAAAACAATTAAACCATTTTAATTGCTTAGCAATAGTATAGTCAGCTATATCATAAGACTCTTCAGTCTCATAATATAAATCGAGTATATTTTGGTCTGGTACTGTTTCAAAAACTGGAGACGCCCAAGATCCTGTAAACGAAGGAGTTAATGATGCTGCGGTAGCAGCATTAAAAGAATCTTTTTCAATTTTTAAGAAAAAATAACCATCAAAATTTTCGGTTGAAGATATACTATCTGGTTTGCTGCTTTTAATACTAATAACTTTATATTTTAAAGAAGGATTCGCTTCAGGTAATGCGCTATCAGCTCTTTTCTTTAATATTATATAATCTTCTTCATTTACTTTATTTATTTCATAGCTAGGTATAACCAGCCATAAAAAATTAGAAGTGGGTGTTTCATCAAAAGCTTTATAAATTACTATATTATAATAACCTTGAGAACTTTCTTTAATAAAATATTTAAATGTTTTAATTCTGGCATCAAATGTTATACCTAATGGTAATGCATTCATTGAAACCTGTATTCTTTTTCCTGGATCAGTTAATCCATTTAATCTTGGAAAATCGCTTTTTATAATTCCACTGTCATTAGAATATACAGTTGTTTGTCTTCCATATTCATCTTCAAATACAATACCTAATTGGTATTTACGATGCGCTTTTATAGATCTATTTAAAGGCGCTGCCCCTCTTCCAACAATGCTAACATTAAATGAAGGGCTATAGGGTTGATAATTAGAATTAGAATCTAAAGTTATATTTAATCCGTCTATATAATTACCAAATATTATTCTATTGCTTGATATTTCCATAGCTTTAGCTTTATATGGAATATTATCATAGCTTCTTAATAATTGAGATTCTGGCAATACACTATAAACACTTTCTCCTGTTATTGTAGTTGTACATATATATGGAAATAAATTTGTTCCATATCCATCTAAATCTTCTTTTTTAATACTTTTGTATATGTATATATTTGTATTATTAGATTCTTTATATAAAATATCAACAGATTCAATATTTGTATCTTGAACATTAATCTCACCAAGTAATATAGATCTAGTTTGATTTTGCATTGAGGTATTATAGCCTTTTTCAAAATCATATTCTATAACTCCATATGGCCTAAATGCAACTTCTGAAAATGGAGAAATAACAGAATATTGATTATTTTTAAATTTCCATCTATAAGCAAATCTTACAAATTTATCTTCAAACATTATATCACCAGCTTTAACATTTGAATTTGTAAAAGTTAAAGTTCCGCCTAATATACTTTCATTTTTTAAAAATACTGCCGTTACTGTAGTACCCGCTATAGATACAAATGCACATTTAAATACACTAATATAATATGTATCTGCAATATAGAATATTTGATTTGCAGTAAAATTAGGGTCTGCTGAAAATGTTATAGTTGTTGTACTGCCTATATTAATTCCTGTAAAATCTCCTGTTGCAGTAATATCAACATTATTATTTTGCACATTAGTTCCTGTAGTATTAATAACTAATGATGGTGCATTTAAAGGCTTTTTCTTTATTAAAGTTATATCACTTTCTGTAATGTTTCTATTTGCATTAAGGATATCATCATAAATAACCGTAGTTGTAGAAAAGTTACTTGAATTAGCTTTAAATAATTCAATATCTATTATTTTTGGTTCTGAATTATCATCAGTCCATGCTAAATAACCTTCTATGATATTTATAGCTGTAATTTTATTTGTAGGAAATTTTATAATAGACTTAGATGCGTCTACTAATATTGGAGCAATTACTCCTGTAGATTCAGTATATTCAGCAATAGCATCAACAGATGCTCCATAAATAAACCAATATATTTTATCATTTTCAGTATCTGCAATGCTGCCTATACATTCAGCGCCAGAAATATTAATACTACTTAATTTGGAATTACCAGGTATATTATGTAAGCTTCCTGCATCGCCATTTTCGCTTATGCTAGCCTGTATGTTTAAAGCGTCTTTATATTCTCCAGATGGCAATATACGCTCATCTGCGTCTTTATTCATTTTTCCCTTAAGAAAAGTATTTTTAATTTCCGGCATTTAATTAGTGTTTAATTTGTTTACCTTTTCCACGCATTATTTGCTCAAGCTCTTTAATTTTAATATTACTTAATCTTAATTTTGCTTTTCTTTTTGCAGCAATACTTTCTTTTCTTAATCTTTGTACTCTATACTCAGGAGCGTCCATTTTATTAGACACAATTGCATAAGCTATATATTTATAAACCGCTTCTTCAGCAAATTTATGTACTTTCATTTCTTCTTCTGTAGCAAGACTATCAGATATATATTTTAATGTAATTATTTTACCTTGTAAATCACTGCTAAAAGATATTCTTCCGCTTACTTCATCAATATAATATGCGCCGTTTTTAGTTGCTGTTTCTGGGTTAATACCATAACGCTTACCATAATCAACATTATAACCATAACCTTCCTCTAAAAAATCTATATTTGTATCTTGCCTTGAATTGTTAATACCTGTTGCAGCATGCCATCTTGTTTCTGTTTCAGACTTATTAGCATATAATAAATTACCATTTTGATCAAATAAAAATCTATAATTTTGATCTTGTAATGGAGCTTCAGGCGTAGAAGATAATCTATTAGACATAATTAATTGCTCTAATCCAGCGTCGTCAACAAACGAAAGCTGAACATAGTTAACATAATCATGTGGTAAAGTCATCGATAAAGAAGGAGGCACCTCAATTTCCATTGATTTAATAGAACGTAAAGTATCATAACTTAATTCTTGGAGTGCACGTTGCGCATGAAAAGCTACTTCTGTTCTTTTTGCAGTATTAATCATTTTATCATCACCTATATAAGAAATAATAAAATTATTTATAAGATCAGCTAATGTTACATATTGGTAAGTACCAAATGCAGTGCCATTGTAATATTGTTCATGCGTTTGTGTAAGTAAAGCCATTTATTAAGATTTTTCTTGAGTTATTTTTTTGTTTTCTTCGGCTTCAGCAATTTCAGTTATTTCAAGTTGTCTTATTATAATACCAGAATAACTTAATATTTTTATAACCAAGCTTGTTTCATCAATTTCATGCAACTCACAATTAATAGTGTTAGAAGCATTATATAAAGCGGCACCATTAACTTCAGTGTAAGCCCATTGTACTTCATTTGGTTTTCTAACATAAGTACAACTGATTCCGCTATTTATAGTAGTAGGATATACTTTTATTCCCCAATGCCCACTTGAATTATCTACATTTTGTATAAATACAGGTCTTGTAGTACTTGGAGCAGCTAAAGGAGATTGATTATAATACAAAACTTCTTTTGCATCTACCTTTTCAACTTCAATATTATTGTATATAACCGTACCTAATTTATGCATATCTGACGGAAAATGGAAATGATCAGTCATATATGTTAATGCAGCAGACTTTTTAAACCTACTGATTTTTTCATCAATAAGTTTTACCATATTAGAGTACTCTGTATTATTATCACGCATTCTTTTGAATTGCTGCAAATCATAAAAATATTGTTCAAATATTTCTAATTGTGCTTGATTTGCTTTTAGATTAAATTCTTGTGGTGTTATATAACCTCTTTGCTCTTTGTTTAATATAGCAAGCACTCTTTGATAAACGGTATCGATGCTAATCATATTTTTTAATTATTATTATAAAGGGCCACCTTATAGTGACCCTCCACAATAAGGTAATTTATTTAAGTTTCTTTTCTATTGATTTGTAAACTTCAGTACCTTCATCTGTTTTTAAATATGCAGCAAATGCTGAATATGGATTTTCTTCAAAAGGAACAGCCATTAATTTTTTATTATTACTAGCCCAATGGAATGATCTTTGATCTGGTGATAAAACAATAATTCCAGCTTCAACAGCTTTAATTCCAATGTTTCGTAGTTGAACATTATCATCTTCTACTAAACTAATAAATAATGCAGGATTTCTTTTTGCAAACAAAAGTAAATCTCTTCTAATTTCAGAAGAAGTCATTCTTGATACTGCAGATCCTGATTCAACTCTTAGTACAGCTTCAGCATGATCAACATCTAGGTCTTTTGCTAAATTTAATGCCGCAATTTCAAGTTCAATATCATAAAGATCATCTTTAGCTTCTACTACCGCATCTAATTCTCTATATGTTAAACCATTTTGTGGATGATATATAGAAAGAAGCTTTTGTAAAGCTTGATCAGATTTTGGTACGAATAATGATCCGTTTTTAAATACAATATGCCTTAATGTTGAAAACCCTTCTTGTTCATCGCGAAATGGTGATTTCTGATTAGAAGCATATCTTAATTCTCTTGAATATCCTTTAGTTTCATCAAACCACATAAGTGGATTTCTACTATGATGTTTAGATGCTAAAGTGTACGTAATTGGTGCTTTATTACCAGTTAATACGTAAGTTCTATCTTTTACAACCCAGTCTTGTTCTGAGGCTGTTATTTTCTTTGTTTTTGTAGCCATAATATAATATAATAAAATTGTAAAAAAGTAAAGATAGAGGCGCCGCAATGACGCCTCATCCTTACATTACTAATTATGCAGTCTGAGTAACAGATTTGAATAATACAAAGTTGTTAGCTCCCTGTACACACAAACATCTTTCAGATAAGAAGTGTACATTCATTTCATCAACATCAGAAGTATAAACTCCACCTACAGATCCAGTGATCCAAGATTTCATTTTTCTATCATCAGCTTCAGAAGCGCGGTAACGAACGTGTAGGAAAGGACGCTTAATGTTCTTACCTAATTGTTGATCGTATACAGTTGAAGTACCAGCAGGTACAAGTACACCATCAATATCTTCAGTAAGACCACGAGTAGCAGCATCATTTAAATATTTCCAGTCAGTTTTGTAGAAATCATAAGAACCTCTGCGGAAACCGCTGAATCCTAAATTAAGTGCCATATCCTCACTGTTGTTGAATACTCCGTAAGAAGTACCACCATTATAGTGAGCATTTACAGCTCCTAACATATCATCAAATGCAAGTGCAGTAGCTCTGTTTAAGAAAAGCATGTTTTCTTCAATAGCTCCTTGCTTGTCAAGATTTTTAAGAATTTCATCAAAATCTTGTAATGCAGTACGATCAGCTCCAGCATTAGAAAGCGTACCTTCACCAGAATTAAAGTTTTGATAGATATTTCCACGACCTTCAATAGCAGCAAAAAGACCTTCAGTACCTTTATATCCAGAACCAAGAGCAGCAGAACCAGCAGCAGCTAATTCACCTTCTACCATTGCCATTTCAAGATAATCTTCAAAACGAAGTCTTGTTTCATGCTCAGATTTTAAATACCATAGATAACCAGAAGCACCGTTTTCAGTAGTAACTTCAACCCATCCAATTTGTGCAGTATCAGAACCAGAGATAGAATATTTATCTTTAATAATGATAGGTGAATTGCTAAATTGTTCAAATCCAGCGTCAATAGATCCAGCCATTCCAGCAGTACCTTTTCCAAATTCAGAACCGTAAACGAATACTTTTACAGCTACAGCAGTACCAGTTGAAAGACCTGCAGCATCAAGATCAGCTCCACCGTAAGGTTTTACAGTAAAAGTGTCAGTAGCTACAGCAGTAACTACAGCTTTAACGGTAACAAGACCTTCAGCAATAGCTACAGTTTGTCCAACGCGTACAGCGTGTCCAGCTTCAGTGATAACACCAGTTGCAGTATTAGCAGCTGCTGCATCATAAGCAATATGTAATCTTCCTTGCTCTGACCAAATGATTTGATCTGAAGCAGAAGGAATTTCAGCTCCTACCATGCGTAAGAAAGAAGAAACAGAGCGATTTCCGTAACGCTCAACTTCCTTTTCGTATACGTCTGGTAAAAATTGTTGTGCAAAGGTACCACCCCCTGACCCAGAGTCAAAAGTAAGGTAGTTACCTGAAAAAAGTGTTTTAGTTGGTGAAGGCGTTAACCCAGCAGGAAACGATCCACCTGTTGCAAATAATCCCATTTCAGTGTGATTTTAAGTTATTGTTTAAGTTTTATTCTAAGTTTTGAACTATCATCACCACTAATTGCTCTAATTTTTATACCCGAATCTGTTGTAACCGCTTCATGAGTACCACGTGGATTCATATCCACATTTTTGGATTGTGCCATTGCTTCTTTAATAGCATCAGCTCTACCCTGCTCATAAAAATGATTAGCAATAGAATCAGCATTCATTGCTGTAAATAATGCTTTGTGATAACCCGCAGCATCAGACATATTATTATTATTGTCAACAAACTTGCTAACTAAGGAATTAATATCTGCTTGTGTAGATTTTACAGTGTTAACATCATTTACATTAAACCTATATTTGTTATTGCCAACTTTATATTCAAAACCTTTGAATGAGTCAGAAAACAATTCATTTGTTTTTTGTTCAAATACAGATCTTTGCTTTTGTGCTAATTGTTGTGATTGATCTTGTTCTTGTTTATAGCTATTGTAAAACTCAACCGCTTCTCTAGCTTCAGGAGATAACTTTGAACTTAACTTAAGATCATCGTAATATTTACTCTTTAGGCTTGTTAGATTTGATTTAGCTTCAGCAATACTTTCTTTTAATAAGAGCTTTTTTCTTTTGATGTCTCTTTCATCATCAACCTCTTCATCATATGAAAAATTATCTTCCATTAAAAAGCTAATTTCATCTTCTGACAAATGAGGTTTAGTTTGACGATAATGTTCACGGAGCAATTCCATGCTTTCCATATCGTCGTAATTTTTATTTAATCTTATATAGTCTTCAAGTGTTCCGCCTGTATCCTTCATAAAATCAATTAACTTATTGATATTTTCAGGTAACTCACTGGCTTCTTGATTATTATTTACACTTTCTGACTCTTCTTTAAGCTTATTCGGTATATCTTTTATTTTATCCGCTAAGCTTTGTTTTTCTTCTACCTTCTCTTCATCCTGTACGAGCTCGATGACTTTGTCTTCGTCTCCCACGCTTTGCAATTCCACTGTGGGGTTTTCCCCTGCTTCTTCGCCCTGTTGTACTGGCTCCAGCACGCTGCTCTCTGTGCTTGGTTCTTGAACGGCATTTGCTTCTTGTTTAGGTTGTTTTCTTAAATCAATTTTGATTGTACCATCTTCACTAGTAGTGATATTGGTATCATCATCTTTTGTTTCAACAATAGCAGGCTCAGCCGCTTGTTGTTCTTGTGCTTGTTGTTCAACCGCCTCTTGTGCAGTTTCTACAACATTGGTTGTTTCTTCAGCCATAATAAAATAATATATAATTAATAAAAATGTAACTTATGTTACCTTGGTTCAAACATTTCTAAATTAAATCCACTACCCATTGTATCATTACCAGCAGATTCAAATTCTTGTTCACCCTTTCTATCCTTACGCTGTTCTATAAGTCTAGATTGTTGTGATGCTTGTATTCTTGTTCTTTCGTCTTTACGATCTTCTTTATATTTTTCTTTATCATTTAGCATTTGAGAATCTTTATCTTTTAATGCTATATTAAGATCAAACTCATATTTCATAAGTTCTTTCTTAAGTTCTTTTTCTTGTTGCATTTTTTGCATTTCAAGCTCAGCTTCAATTTGAATAAGCTGTACTTTTTGACCAGTAAGTGCTTGATTTTTTTGCACTTCCATTTGCGCAGCAACTTGTGTATTTTGTGAATTAGCATCTGCTTGCGCTTGTATATTAGCTTGCTGGCGTTGCTGGTCTTGCTCAAGTTTTTTACGTCTACGTACTTTTAATAATTGATTAGCAAGCTTAATATTTTTTATTTCTCTAATATCAATAGCATCTTCAAGATAAATTTGATCTTTAGCTAACGCTTGCTGTATATTATTTTCAAGTAATTGTTTTTCTTCTTCATCTGGCGCTAATTCAATAAAAATACCAAAGTCATGCAAATGCATATTTTTAATATCATCTAACGCCCCAACATTAAATCTCCCAATGCTTGATATAAATGCATCTCTAGTTGGTGAATATTCTAGCACGTCTGATATTCTTAAGCTAATAGCTTCTGCTGTTTTTATAGTTAAAAATAAACTTGATTGTAATATATGTCTTGTTGCTGTATTTGAATTTGCAGCCGCAAGTTTTTGTAAACCAACTAAAGCATATTTATCAGGTGTTGAACCATCTCTTGCTTCATTTAATCCCGTTACATCTCTAATCATTTGTAAATAATAATTATAAGTGCTAATAAGTGAACTTATTTTATTATTACCACCATTAGATGTTAATTCTTGAATTGGTACTTTACCGGGATTCACATCACCATCTTGCGTATATGATCTACCAATAACAGAACCTGTTTGGAAGAACATATTTAATGCTTCTTGCGGATTATAATTTGTACCATTACCCAAATCAATTTCAGCTAATCCATCCGCATCAAGATAAACTCCATCTGGAATCATTCTTGATAATACTTGCTGTAATTTTAAATGAGTTAATTGAATCATATCAGCAAACCCAGTTATACGACTCACTAATGATTCAATTCTTCCTTTATATATTCTAGGCGCCACAACATTATAATTCATCATTACTTTTGTGGTATCGCTTTTAGGTCTTACCATGTTTTTAGCAAGCTCCCATTTCAATAATCTTTTAGTACCTAATATAAATGCACCATCATAAACTACTTCTATTGATCTTGCCGCTTTTTCAAAACGAGCTCTTTGATCTTTTGGTGGATCAAACTGATCATTTTTTCGTATAGCTTTATCTGCTCCGCTTGCGGTTTGCTTAATTTTGAATACTTCGTTATTATATGTTTTATAATTAAAATACAATACTTGAATAGTATTAGCATCAAGTACGCTATCTTCATTTATAAATCTATTATGTGATGCGGGCGTTTGTACGCCTTGTTTAGTCAATTCATTTAAATCTTCATCAGTAAGATCTGGGAATTGCATTTTTAACTCATTGATAGTCACACTTTTAACTTCGCCAATATAATATATATCGTCAAAATAAGGTGATTCAGTATACGAATAAACTAAATTTGCTGGATCTACATATTTAATTTTAATTCCTTCAGACTTATTAAATTCATTTTTTGTAGAGCCAATACCAATAACGGTTAAATCATAATTTACACGACGTTGTGTTAAATCATAATTGTTTTTATTAAATACAGCATTAATAGCTTGCTCTTCTGCAATTTCAATAGATTGTTTATATTCAAGTTGCATATGCAATGAAAGTTCATCCTCGCTTTCTGGAAGTGTTTTAGGATCATTGCTATACACATTTATACCAAGTTGTTGTTGAATCTTATCTGATATCTCTCTAGTTTGCATATCAGTTAATATAGACTCAACATATCTTGTTCTTTTTTCTACAGACGATGGATCTTGCGAGAAAGCTTTAATATCATAAAGTCTATCTGACATACCATTAACCACTATATCAACAAACTTTGGTATAATAGGTACAGGTTTCCAATCAAGATTTAAATAAGATAAATCACCATTAATAGATAATTCATCTTTGTATTTTTTAACAGATTGTTCTCCTCGTGCATATAAGCGAAGTCTATGATATTCATCTCTATTAGAATAGAAACGGGTGGCGCCAGAGTCTCTTTTGAACCATTCATGTTCAATAGCACGGGCTACTTTTAATCCGTATTCTGAACCAGCCTTTTCAGCATCACTTGCTATTTGACTTGGAAATGAACTTTTTAATATTGTTTCAGCCATGCTATTTAATTATTTGCGAGTGCATTCCTTTATTATTAAATCTTTTTATTTGTATACCTAAACTTTGTTTTTCGTATTTTGGTTTTGGATGATATAAGTGCCTATTACAAGCCATAATAGCGAGCCCGGAACTAATAGTAGCATCATATTTTGTTCTTTTATTTATATCAAATTTTGCCCAATCATTCAATGTTCTGTTAAAATATATATTACCAGAACCATTTTCATTATAGCCAACGTATTTGTCTATATATGATTCAATAGCAGCCGCGTGAGCTTGCTTTATATCTTCTGATGTATTAGGTATTCCGCCTATTTCTTTTTCTGTTATAGATAATTTATTCCAAATTTTATCAGGTCTATTCATTGAAAACCCTCTATAACCTCTTCGTTTTAAATGGTATAATAATCTTGGTTTATTATTTTCCGCAAGTATTGGCATACCATAAAATACAATTGCCATCAGTACATCCTCAAAAAACAATTCTGCTGTTTGAGGTCTTGCTACATATTCTAAAAAAAACGTATGCGGTGGAGCATCTTCCATGCTAAATATCGTAAGGCCATGTAGCGAGCCTTTAGAACCAACACCATCTGTTGTACCTGATATATCATATGAGTCACAGCCAAAAGCGCCTATGTGCTCATTACCGGGATGTTTCATCCCATTCTTTACTATTACATTGTTTTGCAGATTCTTAGGAGGCACCCATGAAACTAAAAATCTACCATTAGGATTTGGCGTAAACATTACCTTTGTATCTTTAACACCGTTTTCCCAAGCAAACGATCCTTTTGTTACTAAACCATCTCTTACAGCTTCTTCATTAAAATCTATTTGCTCATATATTTTAGCTAAGTTGAATATACTATTTTTAGCTTCATCTCTAAACGCATGCTCCTCAGTACGAGGAAATTGGCGATAATATTCATTTAAACCATCGCTGTCATGCTTAAGTCCTTCAACTTCATTTTCCCAAAAGTCTATGACACCTGTATCGATATATTGGCCGTCGACTCCAAGGACGGATTGTTCTGGAGTATCAAAGACAGGGTATCCAAAAGCATCAATGTATCCTTCGTAGTTCCATTCCATAGGTATGAACAAACTATATAATCCCGAGCTAGTCTGTCCATTTTTATTTCGTCTTGTAACGTCTGAGTCATGGTATAGTTTTTTAAAATTGTCACCTCCTTTGTCAAGAGCATTAGAGGTAGAACCCATCATACATTTACCTATGATTCTGCTACCAAGTCTTAGAGT